AAGTCTTGCAAGCCCATACAATATAAACGTCATCCAAATCAATGCGTGTGCCTTTTGTCTCCACGTCACAGTTATACCAATCTACAAGTTTTCTTTTGCATACACTTTCAAAATGTTTCATTCCTGTTATAATCATATTTCCTGCTTTCTCCGACACTTGGCAGTCGGCAGCCAAATCCTAATTTTTCTGTTTTTGAATCAACTGTTCACACTCTTCTGGTGTCAATTTACACTGGCAACATTGACAGTTCTTCCCCGTTGCCTCACATCCGTAATCCTCGTCATACTCGTTTCCATTGCGAAACGGAATAACCACTACATAAGGGCAATTATAGAAATCCATATACTATCTTCTTTCCGTAAAATGTTAATATTGCTTATATCAGTTTAGTGTTTTAAAGCTTATGCCCGCAGTACGGACAATACGCAATTCCATCCGCTGTATTTCCGTGTTTTTCGCTCCACCTCACCCAGTACCAATGTAAATCACTGAGCTGTTGGACAGCGATTTGTTGCTTTTTCAAACTCGCATTATATTTTTCCAGCACTTTGCACTCGTGGCTCTCTATTACTTCCATAATCTTCCCTTCCTCCGTCAAATCCTAATTTTCACTGAACTAATTCTCCAAAAGTATCGTACATACAGGTATAGCAATCTTTACCGCATGGTTCCCGGTCAAATTTTAATCTTCCATCTTTCCAACAGATAGGAGAATACATTAAAGCCGACTGCAAATATGCTTTTTGTTCTTCAGATGCGTTTATTAAAGAATCTATCTTTTTCATGTCACACATGATATCCTTCCTCCGGCTCTCCCGGAAACGCTAATTTTCACGAATAAGCAGTTTCGGGAACTCCTGCATCAACGGCTTTCTCCATATTTCTGCTAAACTGGATTTCATAAACACTGGAATACTCTCTGCCTGGCACTGTTCCACAATACTCTCTATCCATTCACACTTTGGAACGACTTTGTCTTTACGGCGTCCAGTTTCTGCGCCGATGATAACCCAATCTATACCTCTTATGTGATATTCCTCAAATGGCTTTAATAATGGCTCAATGCTTATGAAAGTATGGACAGAATGGTGTGTTGAGAAAGAAAAATCTGCTCCCGCTGGCCCCGTCTGTGACCAACCAAACCACATATTAGGCGGCATATAGCAGTTAAGCAATTTCTCATAGCGTCCAGGATTCTTTGTCAAGAACAGATAATTATGCTGTGGAGCCTTATCACAAGCCTCGAACACTTCATAAATCCATGAATCTGGCACCCACTCCCCAAACAAATCCGCCATAGAGCAGACAAATATATTTCTGCCTTTCTTGTTCAGATATTCATTCAAGCGATATCTGTGAAAAGTTGGGTAAAAGTCAAACGGGTAAGGAAGTACCTTTCCGCTATCTGAATCCTTCCACGGATGAATAACCGTCTCTACATTATTTTCCGCTTTTGCATGACAACCAAAGCGATTTGCAATACCTCTGGCATAGCAATATTCACATCCATGCAGGCATCCAGTAACCGGATTCCATGTACTGTCGCACCAATCAATCTTTGTTTTATTCATAGTTTTCCTTTCTTCTGAAAATACTAATATTCCTCATTATGTGCTGTGCAGTTTGTTTTGCTCCAATTAAAATTATACAAGGTGATACTGTACCCATTGATTCAGAAGTATTTATTTCTCTTTCATCATCAATGTTATTTAAAATATCTTTCTTTATTTTCAATTGTAATAAAATCACTTATTTCCTGTGCGTTTGGTAAATGTGCAAAAAAATTAGCTAAATCTCTTAATTCTTTTTGCTTATGATTACGTCTGGCAAAATAGTAAGCTCTGGCAGTTTGAGCAGAACAAGTATAAGTGGCAGTAAAATTAAAACTTTGAGGTAAATCTTGTATAATTTGTCTAAATATATTTTCTTTTTCTTCTGAATCAGCAGGTAAAGAATTATATTTTAGAATAAGATTGTTTAAATGTAAAATAGTTGCATCACGAAACGGATTATTAATTATTTTTCCATTTTTATCATCATAACTAAAATCATTTATAGTTAAAGGTCTACTTGTAATTTTGTGCATACGACTGGAAGAATTTTTTACAGTAGCTACTTTATAGGTATCAATATCCCACCATGCCGTCATAGGAGCTGTAAGTAAAAAAGAAAGTTGTATTTGTCTAAACCATTTTCCATGGTCAGTTCCAGCTAATATTAAATTCTCTGCTAATTTTTTATCTTTAGGGCCTATGATGATTCTTAATATTTTATTATGACTATTAAAATCATTAAGCGGAATTGTAAATATTTCTCCATTATCATAATTGTAAGTTAAACAATAAGAATCTGATAAAAGATTACTATTTTTAGGTAATCTCATACCATATAAAGCATTTGCTAATCCTGAAATTTCCATTTTTTCAATTTTTATCATTATTTTTCCTCCAATTTTCCCATTAATTTTAAATTTTCTTTAATACGAAATGGACATGAAAGATTAATTGTAGCGTCAATAATCTTTTTAAGTTCTGTTACTTGGGATAACATTTCACTTCGTAATAATTTAGATTGTATCCTATAGTTTAATTCTTTATATATATTTTCTTTATTGGTGGATAGCCCACTTTTATTTAAAGTTAGATGATAAACTTTATAATAACCTTCCCACCCAGGGAAATTTTCTCTTAATTTTTGTGAAGCAATTTTTTTAAATAAATAAATACGATTTTCATTTCTGTAAATTTCACTCATTTTAGTGAATCCTAATTCTTTTAAAGTTTCTTCTTCAAGTCTAATAATTTTGGATTCTTCTAGTGATTCCATAGGAATTGTATGGGTATCTGTATAAGTATTATAGCTTTTATAAATTCTATACCCTTGACGGCATTTAATCAAAGATTTAGATTCTAAACTCTTTAGTATATCTTTTACAAGTCTGCTTAAAAGATTATAAGATTTAATCATATAGTCTTTTAATTCCATGGGGTCACTATTCAAAATACTAGAAGAATCATCAATGTTATAACGACAATAGCCATAGTCACTATTTACAATTCCACATGACGTAAGAATTTCCATCATGGAAAGACATTGATTATGTCCTTCTTGTTGAGATAATAGATTGCTTAATATGGCTTCTAGGAGTTTTTGATACATTCCTCTTAATTCTTTTTCGTTTTTTTCATCTTCTGTATATTGTTTTTTAAAATTATAGAATCCATTTTTGACAGTAAATTCATAATCTTTTTTTAATATATTTATTTGGCTTCGCTGTTTTGAACCACTACAAGGAACCCAATTAAAGATAGCACAAATATCACGATAACGATAATTTTTGCCATACTCAATCATAAATATATTTACCTATCTGCTGTTCAAACAAATGATGATAAAATAATTTTGCTTTATCCTCTAAAGATTCAAGGTCTTTGTTATTGTATACTACAAAATCATAGCGATAATTCTCTACGTCTTTATCGGCATGATTAGAGGTAACAGTGGGAACATTGGGATTTTTTACAAGTAAAGTATGACAAGTATTAGAACCAAAATAATTTACATATCTTTGAATTTCTTTTGGTTCGCGTGAATGAACAAAAATAAGTCCATCACCATTATTAAAATCATTAATATTTTTTATTGCCGTATTAATGTTTTTTATAGTTTCTTTGTAAGGTACATCATCCCAGCTAGAAAGTAAATCTTTTAAATCACTTAAAAATTTACGATTACTTTCAATTTTTGAACCATCCCATCCAGCTATAATAGCTAGACTTTTAACTAAATTAACAGAATCAATATTACACATAATTCGTAGGGAAATAAGGGTATTTTCATCTATTGCTGAATTATTTGAATCATATGCTAATTTTAAACATAATTTAGCAAAAGT